CCTCCAACTGCCTGAGGATCACCAGTCTTCAAAGAGCCCAAGGCACTACGAAGAGCATCAATACTTCCTATTAAAGGAGTTATTGTTCTGCCAAGATTGTCGATTGCTGTTTGGTCCATTTATACCTGAAAAAATAACTTAAACTTTAATTATATGAGTATTTATGGCATGATAATACACTTATCACACAGAAATTAAATTATTTGTTATGCCGTCATTTCGCCTGTGGGTGCTGCCTTTTGATTGACAAGCTGGCGTATCTGTTCTCGGACTGATTTTCTTATCGCTTCTATCTCATTTGGATCGAATGATCGAGATAATCCGAGAGCCTTCACGATAAAAGCGCAATCCAACTTTTTAAGTCTCTGGATTCCATTGCGCTTATACTGACGGAATGCTGAAACTATGTAGTCATTCCCCTTGATGAATTGATAGGTAAAATTAGGACTGTCACATACAGTTTGACCGGGAGAAGGGAAAACCATTTTTTTAATTGTCGGGAATGTAAGATAATTCAGGTTTATTCCACGAATGTAGTTTGGCCAAATATCAGTAATCAAGACTACTGGATATGGATCATGGCCGGGCTTGTGAAAAGAATAGCCAAATGTAACGAGACTTCCTCTTCCAACTGCGTTGGTCACGGGCCTTTCATTAGCTCCCGGTAAAAGAGCATCTACAAATGGAACTGCCATAATTTATCTATGTAGAAACAAAAAAAAGACCCAAAGCGAACTGTGAGTCTTTTTAATTTGGAGCTACCGGCAGTAATCACTTCGTTTTTCAAGTGTCATTTTTGACACGATCCTTCAGGATAATATAAAGTGCGTGAATGATACCCGGTAGCCAACCAAACATAGTCAATATAATGTTGATGAAAAGTTGAATGTCAACTCCTCTTTTAATCGCAACTCCCAAAGGAGGGAGAAATATAGAAAGAATAAGAGCAACGACATCGTCAGATTCATTTTGAGATTTTAATTTTTCTTCCATGATTCTCCTTACAATCTATTTAGCACAGTGCTGCTATAATCAGATCCTCCAGTCTTCACAATCATACCTACTCCATCTTTCTGACCAGTTCTGAGTTCCTCTTCGGCCTTGGCACTTTTATGAAAGAAATTCTTAATTTCTTTTCCTATGGCCTCCATAACTTTATTAGCAGCCTCTTTCTCGTCCATATCATCACTCATGAAATCATTGAACATTTCTTCAGCATTCAATTCATAAGATTTTCCATATGGTTCAGTACTTTCAAGCTTCTGAATTCTATATGCTATGCCGTCACCAATGTGATAAACACGGACACCTTCAAAACTCAGTTTTTTGTTATTTGACTTTACAAAAAGATAAGGATCTTCATCCTCATCTTCAAGATGAGAATAAACATGAAGTTTTGCTTTGCGTAGAGCCTTCTCAACAAGTTTCAATTGTTTCTTTGCCTCACGCTGTTTTCTGTCGATGAATTCAAGAAAAAATTCCATTTTTCCTACTTCCATAAATATTTTAATCAACAATTTCTTAAGAGAATTTCAGGCGCACTCGGAACACATCTCATTAAAACTTGCAAGTCGCTAGGATTGCCAGAATAAGGAGTTTCTTTGAGAACAATGCCTCCGAATGAAGATGCAGCCTCTTTTAATATATTGTATTGAGCAGTAAGGAATAAAATTCCATCAATTCTTTCTATGAACTCATGTTCTTCTTTGGCGGGCTTTCCTTCGTCATCAACACCGCCAGCAGCATCCTTTACATAAATTATTTTAACATCTACATATGGAACAATAGCTCCATCTGTGTCGATCATGGCCTCTGTGTTTTCTCCTTGCATTAATTTCACAATGAGTTTTCCAGATGTGTATGCATTCCTGATGCTTCCTCCCAAGTCCCAACCAAGAGTGTTGATTGTTCCATCTTGGGTTACGACATTGATTAGAAAAGATCTTTTCTTAAATGTGTCTGATATGGCTTCTATTACAATCCTGTGCCTAAGTACTTCTTTTTCTTCAGGACTTCCCTCATCAAGCCTTTTTTGTTCTGAATCGCTGAGGAATCTTTCTGGATCATCTTCCCTCATACTCCACTTGCCGATATCAACTTTTCCCCACTTATCATTAAATCTTGTTGAAATTCTGATTGAATAATCACGCTCGTTATAAATCAAATCCTCGTTATTGCCTCCAGAACCAACTTGGATAGCTCCCAAAAGGCTTGCCATGTATTTCCTGTGCATGTCGCCCTTCATGCCAAGCAATCCCTTTAGCTTGATTAATGTATTATTCAACTCTGGCATGGTTTGTAGAACAGAAAACATGTGGTTTACCATGCTTACTGATGGATTGTTTTGATCGAGGTTCTGCTTAATGTTGTTTCTAATGGTTTTAGATGCCTTGTCGATATTGGCATTTTGTCTCAAAAATAGAATTTGCAGGTTATCTTCGACAAACTTTCTTGGATAAGCCTCTAGATTGGTGTCCCTGATTTGCTGAATTGATTCAATCATTTTGTTAACATCGCCACGGACACTAGCCTTGAAGAACTCGTTCTTCCAATTTTCAAAATCCTGTTTGCCCTGCTGTTGTGGCATATCAGGAGCTTGTGGATCATTTGCAACATCTGGCATTGATGATTGGTCTTGGCCATCTGATTTAGATGCTGCATTTGGACTATTCTGTTGTGTTCCCGGTGATGGAGTAGCCATGTCAGAAGGTGGATTGGCAACATTAGGATCGCCAGATGGAGGACCACCAGCACCAACTGGAGAATCTGGTTGTCCCATTGGTGATTGGGGTGCTGCTACATCACCAGACGCTTCGGTAAGCCATGAATCCAATGCGTGTCTGCTCATTTTTATTCCTTTTTCTTTTTGGCCTGATTTATTGCCCTGATAATTTCCTTGCGATTAAAATTACTCTCATCTGTGCCAATATTTATGTTGTTTTGTTGCAAAGCGTTCAAATGCGGACCTGAATAAGCATATGCGTTTTTCAATTTCAATCTGGTCATCAAGTCTGCTGCCTTTAACATCTTATCCTGAAGATCAACTTTGGTTTTAATTAAATTTACAAGAGCTTCCTTTGAAGATGTTGTCGCATCACCATCATTCAAAACCATATCTGCAAATGTATCAATAAATTCACTAACTTGTTTTCTATCATCACGCATATTAGTCAATATTTCTTCAACAACATCGAGATACTTTTCATCTGATATAAGATGATTATTATCTGCTGGTGGATTTTGAGGAACATTGATGTTCATGGGAGGCATCAAATTTTCCATCATGTCATTTTCAATATAGGTTGTTTCCTCAACCTTTTCTGGTATAATGACTTCTGTGTTTTCACTTATTTTTTCTGTATTTCTCATTGCTTAAATATATAGAGTTAGGTCTGCATAAATGGTAAAATATGTCAACAAAGAACCAACTACAAGATAACCTAGATTCTCTTTTAGAGAAGGTTTCAAGACATGATGAACGCATCAGGTCTCTTGCTGACGAAAAGGACAACATATTTAATGAGATAGAACAAATTAAAACTGAATTTTCTAATCTCAAATTAAATCTTGAATCATATAAGTTAAAAGTTGAAAACATTCATGGTTTTTGGGAAAAACTTTTTGATGGTGGATGGAAAATAGCTCTTATGGTTTTGGGGGCATTAATTTTATATATGTTAAAACTTCAAAGCCCTCCTAGCTAAAAAAGCAATTCAATCCATAAATAAAAACACACTTAGAAGCAGGGATCAATATGAAAAGCTTATTCTCAAAATATATCAAACTTCGTGAAGAAAGCGAAGAAGCCCCAGTTGGAGTTACAGCTAAGATAAAGCTGCAAAAAAAACAGGGAAGTAATGAATTTACTCCATTTATTATTGACAAGGACAATCATGCAAACTTAGCTCCTTTAATAGGAGCATTTCTAGATTCTGACAAAGTTGGATTAGGATACACCACAATAGACAGAAACAAGGGCGAAATAGAGCCGCAACTCAAGAAAAAATCAATATTTTTGACAGGAGGAGCAGTTAGGGACCATCTTCTTGGCAAGACTCCCAAAAACTACGATCTCGTAACTGATGCAACAGCTAGTGAGATCAGGATGATACTCAAATATTCAGGATTCAAGGAAGTAAAAGGCCAAATAGATAATAATAAATATGATGATTTACCCAATGATGTATCAGGTAAAAAGATTTTCTATGTGAGCAGAACCGATAAAAAAAGCAAAGAACTTGAAATTGTCGCAGTTGTAAAAGGACAACCTTTTAGACTTTCATCTATGACAAAGTCACCAAAGAGCAGATATTTTGATCCATCCGACATTAAATTGGCATCCAGTGTAGAAGAAGATGCAATCAACAGAGATTTCACCATCAATGCAATGTACATTCCTTTAACCAACGATGATGGACCAAACAGCGAATTAATCGATCCTTTCGGTGGAGCGCATCACCTGAAATCTGGAGAAATGAAAGCAGTTGGCGGCAAATTCGAGGACAGAATGCAGGAAGACCCAATGACAGCATTCCGTCTTGTCAATCACTTCAACCGTTTCGGCAAAGGTCAAAATGTACCTGAGGAATACTTAAAGCACATAGGATCTGAAGATGATTACGAAGATATTTCTCCTGATAAAATCAAGGATGAATTCGTTAATGGTCTGGAAAATCCAGATGTCAATGCCAAAAAATTCTTGAAAACATATCACTCAACAGGTTTGTTAGACATCGTATTCCCAAATATTCATATAGATATTGAAGATGTTCCTAACGACATGAGATGTGATAGATGGATGGCTGCTGCTTGGATTCTTAGAAACAACAACCCAACTGATGTTAAAGATGTGCTTATAGCAGGAGGGTGGAGCAAGCAGGAAGCAAGCGACATTGCATACCTCGTCAGATTCTATCAATGGGGCAAATCAAAGTTTGACATAAATCAATTCTACAATATGATTCAGTCCCATACTGGTTTGACAAAAGCCAAAATCCGAGAATGGATGCATTTGGCAAATATGCATGGAAAAGAGGTTGACCAGTTTTTACATTTTAACAAAGATGATCTAAATTCGCACAACACAGATGAATTTGGCAACAAGAAGATCAATCCAATTTTCATACAATTTCTTGGAAGAGAACCTGTTGGATCTGAACCTGATGAAATGAGAAAAATACTGATGACCAAAAGATGGAAAGAAATGAACGACAGAATTTTATGAAAAACTTTCTTGAATATCTGTGTATGAAAGAATCAACAGCGGAAAAAAGACTGGTCATTTACGATTTTGATGGAACATTGTTTCATTCACCAGAAGAACACAATGGCAAACAAATGTATTATGACATCACCAATAAAAATTGGCCATTCAAGGGTTGGTGGGGAAGAAAAGAAACACTATCTCCTCCATTAGTTCCACAAAATCCAGATTCAAGCTGGTATGTGAGCAATGTTGTTGAATCACAGAAGAGTGATTCACAAGATTCTAATGCCACAGTAATCCTCATGACAGGCAGAGCAATTCATCTTAAAAATCGTGTCATGGAAATTTTGGAAAATGCAGGAATGCATTTCCACGACACATTTTTTGCAGGACAACCGGGTACAAAGGGAGAAAACACCTTTGAAATAAAATCCAACAATATAAAAAATTTAATGAATTCTGATTATGAAGTATTAGAAATATGGGAAGACAGGCCCGAACATGTACATGAATTTTCAAAACTTGGATTAAAACTTAAGGAAGAAAATCCAAATCTTAAAACAGTAATTATACATGATGTGAAAAGAGGCTCTAAAGAAAAATTCTGATCCTGTTAGGGGGACGAATGGGATATGAAGTTTACAGAAAAATAATCAAAGTTCTCAGGGAAAATCTACCTCCAGCATATCCAGTCATTGTTAGGCGTGTCAAACTGGTAGGAATTGACGGAGACTGCATGTTGGACGAAAAGAAGTTCTACATCAGAATCAACAGAGAAATGGACGAAGGTTCAGCAATAGACTGCCTCATTCATGAATGGGCTCACGCCAGAGCTTGGAATCACCTTCATGATTCGCTAGACGACAAAGAATTTGAACTAAGATCGCACGATGCGTCATGGGGAGTGGCGTATAGCGAGGTCTATAGGACATACGAACATCATTTCTTATTTGGAAAAGACTCAAAATAAATTACTACATTATCTCATGAATTACTTCGTAAGCGTCAACCTAAAAGCATATCACGATTGGCAACTAGAATTATTGATTGAAAGCTTCAACATTAATTCTGCCACCGACAAACTATTTGTCGGTATCAGCAAGGGTAGCTGCCACAGATACCCTTATATCAACCATGTTAATTCATTGAAAAATGGTTTCATTTACGATGATTTCGGCAAGAAAAAAGGTTTTGAACCACTTAACGAAATTTATCAAATCAATCACTTGCTAATGACAAATAAAATGAAAACCCCATTGTGCGTCATAAAACCACATATGGTTATGAAGAAGCCAATAGAAAAACTAATTAAAACACTTGATGCTAGAGCCTTCATATATGTCCAAGACCCATTTTTTACATTTGACAAAGCTGTTGAAAATTGTGGAGAATTCTGGAAAGAATTCGACAAGGAAAAAGAACTATACGAAAACAATTGGTTTAACCTTGGAAAAGTCTATGTTCTGGCTGGATTCCCAGAATGGTTCGTTCAGAAAATAATCCGAATTGCCGAAACATTGATCGTCAATCAAATCATGGCCAATAAAACTGTTTGGTCTGAAACAATTAGACTTGCTTGGGTTATGTCGATCATAGAATCGGCAAAAGACATAGAAATTATTCCAAACTTTGGACTTTCTGCCATCATGAATGATAGTACAGACTCAGTATTCATTGACTATGAACATGGACTTCCTCCAGATTTCAGCAATTCCATGTTCACATTCCCGCCTCCAAAATTTATTTCTTTTGGAGACCCAATAGAAAAAATATCAACTTGCATCTCAACACCAAATTCACATTTCATGTCTAAAATGGCAAAAAATATTCTAAATAAAAGAAAAGTAAAAATTAAATAATTACATTTTCAATCATTTTTGGCAATGAATCATTCCTGTCTATCAAAAAGTATCCCGCATGAACCAAGTCCATGGTTTCCCTTACAAAGTTAAGGATTTTTTCTGCTGAAAAATCCTTGCAAGAATAAACATCCATCCTGATATATGGGTTTTCTTCTTTATGCCACACATGAATACTGGCGTGACTCGTCTCAATTACAACTGTTCCAGTAACACCTTCATTACCTTCTGTGTCACAATATCTCGCAACCGGATCAATCAAAATTTGCATGTCTATAATATTAACAAGCTGCGTAAGCCATTTAACACACATATCGGCTGAAACAATGGGATTTCTTACTGTCGCATTCAAAACCATATGCTTATGATTTTTTTCCATTTTTACCTCAAAAATAAAATCTAAATAGCTCAATCAAATTAGCTCTAGTTCGGTGTAAACATGCAAAGAATTTACCATGAAAAAGGTGTCATTCACATCACACAAGATGGCATTAATTTTACAATAAGTAATCAAAAAGAATTTTTGAACGCAATCAAAAAAATTAATGAAATTCATTTTGACAAAGATGAAAAAATAAATTTTTTCAAGAGAATGGGATTGATCGATCTATTACACCATTTCAGAAAAGAACAAATAATTTTTTATGATCGATATCGGTTAGGGAAATACTGAAAAAAATAAGAAAGGACATACAAAATGTTCAAGAAGTTATTGGTTGATTCTGTCATACGAGCGAAACACAATGAACTGATTGATCAGCCAGTTATTGTTGTAGTCACTACATTTGATGACAATGGGGTGAGAATTTTCCGTGAAGATATGGAAAAGGCTCATCATACTGGTCAACCACTGATCCCTGTTCTTATCGACTCATACGGAGGAAGTGTTTATGGTTGCCTTAGTATGATTAACTATTTGAAAAAGGCATCTCTTCCAGTCCACACAATTGTTACTGGTAAAGCCATGTCTGCTGGAGCAATACTTTTCGGAATGGGAAAAACCAGATGGATGGCAGAACACGCCACACTCATGCTTCACGATGCGGCAACTTGGACAGGAGGAAAAATAGAAGAAGTTAAGAGTGATGCAAAAGAACTAGAAAGACTCAACAAGCTAATATTCAGTTTGTTGGCTGAAAACTGCGGCCAACAAACCGATTATTTTGATAAAATCATTCACGAAAAAGGACACGCAGACTGGTTTCTTACATCAAAAGAAGCAAAAAAACACAAAATTTGCACCAACATTGGAGTTCCAGAAATGACTGCAACAATAAGAGTGACATATAGTTTTGCTTAAAGTTGGCTTTACAATCGATTCAATTCTCAGTAAAAAGTAAGTGTGTAATATGTCATCCGTCGATGAAAGCAGCAAACAAAGGAGTTGTACACATGAGCAAAACAGTAAATTCAACTAAGCCAAAAAGAATTGTCGAAACCAAAGCATTTGATCAGTGCTATGGTTTGGGCGAAGAAACGGTTAAAATAATTGACGCAGATATCGATCAAGTAATCTGCTTCATCGCCAAGAAAAATGACGAAGAACAAGTGTATTTCCCCAAACCAGCCTCTCTTGCCCAAATTGAAGCAATCATTGAACTAATTCGGCGCAAAAAATTCAATCGATTTATGGAAGAAGGTAAAATTGAAAAAGCACAAGAATATGCTAACAGAAAATTTCATGTTGAAAATTAATTTAATTTACATCGACCGATGTAATTAAATCCTACCTCAATGCCTCTTTTTCTTAGCGGGATGTTTAACATCCCGCTTTTTCAACCATTCATTAAATCCAATAAAACCCTCCCCACACATGGGCATGGGTGATACCGGATCATGGAATTGCATGGGTATCGTTTTGTCAGGATACATTTTATATTTATTTTTTTTCTTTTTCATGAATTATTTATGCAGATAAACACATTTAAGTTTTAGATTAGATTTGAAATCACCTGATCTAAAATACTTTTTCCAAGAACGAATATAGTTGGGTGTCTGAGTGTGATGTATCAAACAATCCGTGAATCTTCTAGTAGTCTGTATTTCCCGAAAAGTTGAATGCCTGAAATTAATTTTATTGTCCAAAACAAACAATGTGAAAGCAATCTCTTCTCTTCCCCCCTTACCATTACTGCCCTCAAACCTTTCATAATCAGCCATCCATCTTCCGACTGGATGATCAACACCTTTTACAGACATGCTCAAATCATAAACTTGACTACCATAATCACGAAGCAAACCCTTATTGAAAAGAACAACACCAGAATTGAAAGGTGTCACATCCAAGCCATTGTAAGGAAAATTATTGCCCCATCTACCCCATTCATTTATATCTGCAACCAAGTCATGATAATTCAAAGCATTAAAAAATGGAGTCAAATCTCCAAATATGAATGTGTCAGCATCAAGAAGTAGTATTTGATCATCCTCAACATTCTGGAAAGCAATCCTGTGAATCGGGTGATAACCCTTTTCTTCCTTCAAATCTAAATCATGCACAAAGTTAAATTCAACATCGAACTTTTTCAACGATTCAACAAATGTATCTTTACTAAAAATATCCAAACCAAAATCAAAATTCACGGGAGAATATCTATTATCATTCTGATTATCACACACATATAGAATTTCAACCTTAATGTCCTTGTTGAATTTTCTCAATGTATAAATACTGAACCAAGCCATCTGCATATAAAATGGCGATTCATTCAACAAATAAAGTATTTTCATTGGTCAAAAACCATAAATTCTTTTACACCATTCTTCGCCAAAATAATCTTTGGCAAAATCCCTGATGTTTTGCGCTTCTGGTAAAGTTCTGAATAATTCAATATATTCTTTACTTCTTTTCAAATCAACCTTTTCCATGTTGCCCTCAACCCTGCAATGAGGACAAATATGACTAGTATTGTTGCTCACTATCTTTGTTTGTCTTGCCCTATCAATCTCTTCCCTATCACTCGGCATACTAATCCTGAATACACGCTCAATATTCCATTTCATAAATTTTTTAAGATCTGAATCTTGGTAATTTCTTGTATCTCTGTTTGTGACCATAGCAAGATAAATTGAATAAACATTGAAGTTATGGGCCTGCAATAACTCAAAATACCAACCATCATAATTCAATTCCTTGCCGACCTCAGAACCATTCGTGAAAGCAACCCACTCGTCTATAATGTAAAAGGGCTTGTCATTCCACTTGTCGTTCTGTTCTACAAAATAAAGTTTGAAACTTGGACCTTGCAATTTTTCAGGTATCTCTCTGGCAACATCCTTGATTGTAATAAATGGTTCTTTAAGCACAATCGACCTATCTTGAAGCAAATAAAAACCGTTTAATGGCTCCTTGCTGTAAACTTTGTTTCTTATTGCGGCGCTAATTCCATGCGAAACCTGATGAGCCCATGTGATTTTGTTCCGATCATTATAATTGTGGCCAGCAACAATATGACTTTCCAAGTCTCCAAGAACAACACCCAAGTCAGGATTGCTCACCTCACGAATGCGACTTAACTTCTTCCATCTAGGTTCTTCTGTTAAAAATGGTTTTTCATTGGCCGAAACCTTGATTGCGACCTCTTCTTTGACAACATCATCAACCTTTGTTTGCTTTCTTCCACCAATTCCAAAAAAGAAAAAATACGATAAAATTAGCAAAACAGCAATCATTATGTATTTCATGACCATACCTCTAAAGGCTATATATTACCCTTTATGTAAACATAGGAACAAGGATAAATTTCTAAAGAACTTAACCAAAAAGCAACCCACCAGCTTCTTTTATTGCCACGCAAATCACCACTCCAATTCCAAGCTCTCTTAAACTCACTTTCACTTAATCCTTCAACTTCTCCATTACTTGGATTAGCAAAATAAATGAAACCATCTCCATATCCAACAACAACAATGTAATGCCAATTCCACTCTCCACTTCTAACCAATACTATTGAAGGCCTTCCAGAACTGATAATATTTTTCAAATGACTCAAATCACCCTTTTTCAATAATGCCGTAAAACCATAAGAAATCAAACAGTCTCTAATAAATGATGGAACAGTCATCCCAAAATCCTTGCCATCCATAGTATACCAAACTGTTTTTGTCAATTTTTTCACATCGTCAATTTTCGCATCAACACCATAAAAACGAAGCAACATAGAAGTAGATGTTGGACCACATGTAATATCATCTGGTTGAATCAGCAAATCAACAAATTTATTCATGTAGTAAGGAGGATAATTCAAATTGCAAATATCATATATTATTGACGCTAAAGTCAAAGAAAGAATAAAAAATGTCACTCTTATAATTGCTGGAGGGAACATTATGTACCTAATTACAGATGGTGATGACAAAACATTAAAAAATGTTCTTTGGACAGAAAACTGCACAAATGAACAATTTGAAAATCCAAATTATCTATTCAGCGTTTATGATGATCCAATTTTGGCTCTTATGATGAATGCAGCATACGAAGGATTCAAGAATCCTCACATCTGGAAAGTAGAAGGAGAAAAGACATTATCCTTTGGTTTTAGATATGAATGTAAAAAACTAAAGGCAATTAAAAGAATAGAAATCACAGAACCAACAAGTATTCAAAGAATAGCATTTTCCATACTTTGCAGCATTCATTTAATGAAAAATCAATTCTATAAAATTTGGGCCAAGAATTATCTTAACGGAAACAACAGAACAAAAGAAACAGCAGACTGCGTCATGCAACAATTGCAAAACATTGAAATGAATAAGGCAAAAGATCAACAAGAAGAATATGTCAGTTGCGGCATCGCATCAATTATGGCAGTATTAGTCGATTCTTGGCAGTTTTCAGCCAATGCGGCACACAGGGCCTACTACGACAGTCCAGAAAAAGACAGAATCGATTTGATAAAACTGGCCAACATTGCATTCACAATAAGCCCAGAAGAAATTTCACAAGTTATCTAAAAAAATTATTTTTGTTCATAGATAATTCATGGAATCTGCAATTATATTCGACAGAACTAAATACAAAAACTTTGATAAAATATATCAAGAAGTTGCTATTCAATATTTTGAATCAGAATACTTTGAATCAGAATACTTTGAATCAGATTTTTTTAACCTCAGCAAAAGCCCTTTTCTTCAAGGCTTTTCATCTTCTTTCAAAAGCTCTTACGATGCCCCAGAACAACATTTTGAAAAATTTAGAGACGCAGTACTTCCCTACATCAAAGCAGCTTATCAAGGCGCTTCTACTATTTCAAATAACACAGGAATAACTTTTCCTCTAGTTCTTAGCATGTCAGTAGCTGGACTTACAGCAACATCTAGTGCTGCTATTCCCTTGGCTGCAATTATGTATTTTGCAAGACAGCCTTTGAACAAACTATTTGGAAAAGGCGTTTCTGCTGCTGTTGATGCTGTCATGGGGCCTGATCAAAATGATAAAAAATTATCTCCCGAACCTGATAAAAAATTATCTCCCGAAAACGATATGGGCGGAAATCTTCAAAAATACGCACAAGCTCTTTTCAATAATCTCTTAAAAATAGGCAAAAGAGAGTTGAACCCAGAACAATGGAGAAACTTTGCTGCTACTTATAATAAAATCAATGACCAAGCAAGAAAAATTCCATATGGCCCACAAACCAAAAATCTAAAAGACATGCTTGGTCAAATTGTTAATTTTCTGAAACAAAAAAAGCCTGTTACCGCAGAAAGTTTTGACTACGAATTGCTAAACCCTGAATTAAATTTTCCAATCACAAATGGTTTATCATTTAGAAATTGGCTCAAAATAGATGAATCAATTTATATGACAGAAGAAGAAAAACAAGGCTTTTTTAGCAGGATGGCTAAAGGTCTTGGTAGTTTTTTTGGCGCAACAACAGGATATGTCGCTGGCGCAACAAAAAATCTTTTTACAGGACTCGCTAATCGTGTAAAAGAAATTTATAAATATGTGACAAATAATCCAAAAATGGTAGTAAAATTGGCAGCTATTGTAGCTGTTTCAATAGTTACTGGCGGAGTTTTAGGTAAAGTATCACATTCAATTCAAGACGCTATAAGTCAAAAAGTTGCCGCCTTAGTCCCAGATGTTAATCCTCAAGATGTTCAAAGCGCAGTTGCACAAGTAGCTCCTGTTGCTGTTGCAGCAGATATGGCTCAAGCCAAAGGTCAAGCAGTAGCAGATTTGGCTCAAGCCAAAGGTCAAGCAGCAGTCGATGTTGCTCAAGCTAAAGGTCAAGCAGCAGTCGATGTTGCTCAAACAAAAGCCCAAGCAGCAGTCGATGCTAAAGCTCAAGCAGCAGTCGATGCTAAAGCCCAAGCAGCAGTCGATGCTAAAGCCCAAGCGGCAGCAGATGCTAAAGCCCAAGCAGCAGTCGATGCTAAAGCCAAAGCGGCAGCAGATGCTAAAGCTCAAGCAGCAAATGCAGCCACCGCTGCAAAACATAGCCTTCCTAGCATTGTAGCCATTAAACAAGCAAAAATGGAAATTATTGAAAAGATACAAAGAGGTGAAATTAAAGATTATGAATCATTGCAAAACGCAATTAGAGAAACTAAAGATAAATTTCATGATTTAATTAAAGACCCTTTCTCTAGAGGCGGAGAATTATCATACCAAACAAAAAGACTATTTGACTCTAAACTTGACATGCAAATTACTTCCATTGCAGGAAATGGACCAACCGGCAATGCTGCTGAATTAGCACTAAAAATCATCAAGAACGCTGGTGGCACACCAGATGTTGATAAATTATCCAATCTTTCAAAGCAAATTTCTGATATTGCTAAAGCAAGAAGCCAACCTTTATTGCCAGATTAAAGACTCATAATATATAAAAATGCTTGCGCCATCAGCATTCGGACAAGAATTAGATAAAGTTTTCCCAAAGAAGTAATTTATCAAATGATTAAATATGATCGGAAATATTATTCCGCAAATTAAGGTAAATTATGATTGATTTCAAAAAATGGCTAATTGAAGAAGAACAATCAGAAATAATTCACACTCCAACAGGTGATTATTGCTCTGGATTAAGCCTTAATGTTGATTTTTGGTATCATCCTGAAAAAAGCGATTTTCTACAGGTCGCCAATAAGGAAACACTTATTGATTCACTAGTCAAAGCAGCCGAACATGGAAACATGAAAGTTTTCGACAAAAGACTGACTCTTTATGACAACAAGCCAGAATCAGGATTCACATATCTCATCGTCCTAGGACAAAGCCACATCGTAGTCCACACATGGCCAGAAAAAGGACTTCTCAATATTGATGTTTTCACATGCGGAAGTGAAGGCGATCCAAAAGCAATCATCCAATGGATAGAAACAAATTTCCCGCCAATTCACAAGAGAGTCGGCCAAAATGAGCGTGGAGTTAGAAAACACATGCAACATGTTGGAGAAAAATTGGACAAACCATCTGATATCATACCTGACTCAAAATTCAAAACTCTTAAATCAATAAGAAAATTCTGAGTATTAATTAATTTTTCTTGTTCCAAAACCAATTCCAGATTGGCTTAAAAAGCCAAACTGCTATATATCCAATCACAGACCTGCAAGCAGAAATCAAAATAAATGTCGCCAAAAAACCCAAAGATTGCGACTTTACCTCTTGATCTTTTTTCATGATTTTTATTTTCCTTCACTAACATAAAATCCAAATATATCATAGGAATATTACTACATTAATCTGAAACCAAAATGAGGTAAATCACATGTATCTTTGGACAAGCGAAGCAGTTTCAAACGGTCATCCAGACAAGGTCGCAGACCAAATAGCAGATACCATTCTTGATGCATACTTGGAATTAGAACCAAATAGCCGTGTCGCAGTCGAAGTAACATGTTGCAAAGAACTCGTACTCGTTACAGGTGAAACATCATCATCAAAAAAACTCGACATTGAAAAACTTGTCCGTAGAAAAATAACCGAAATAGGCTACAACTCACCAGAAACAAGCTATGACGGAAATACAATTAAAATTCTTGATCACCTCAATAGACAATCATCGCAAATTGCTCAAGCAGTAGCTAAAGAAGATGGAAATATCGGAGCGGGCGACCAAGGACTTATGTTCGGATTTGCTTGCAATGAAACAAAACCACTCATGCCTCTTGCCCATCATCTAAGCTTTGTGGCAATTAACGCACTTAAAGAAAATAGAACAATTTCTAATACACTTTTACCAGACGCAAAAAGCCAAGTAACCATAGCATATGACAATGATGGAAATCCAAAATATATCGATACAATACTTGTCTCAACTCAACATCGTGAAGGTGTTTTCAAAAATATAGAAAAACTTCATGAATATGTCCATGAAATCGTTTATCCGGCAATTACTAAAGATTTTGGCCAATTAGTGAACAATACAACTAAATGGTTATACAACCCTGCTGGACTTTGGACTCTTGGAGGGCCAGCAGCAGATACAGGACTAAGCGGCAGAAAAATCGTCGTTGATAATTACGGAGCAGATTGCCCAATAGGAGGAGGAAGCTTTAGCGGCAAAGACCCAACTAAAGTAGACAGAAGTGCAGCATACGCAGCAAGACATGTAGCCAAAAACTTGGTATCACAAGGATTCGCCAAAAAATGCCAAGTTCAAGTATCATACGCAATAGGAGTAATAGAACCTGTTTCAATCCGTGTGCAAACATTCGGAACAGGAAATGATGAAGAACTCACACAACTCATCACTAAAAATGTACCACTCAATCCCAAATCAATCATCGATAGACTTCAACTTCGACAACCAATTTATTCAGCTACAGCAAGCGGAGGACATTTCGGAAGAAATGAATTTTCTTGGGAAAAAATTGACTTGAAATTGAATAAATAAAACATGAACTTCAAAGATTTTCTTATTTTCTGTGAATCTAACCCTCTTGAATACAAGGTTGTCCAAAGACCTAGGTTAAACCCTAATTTGGGATATATCCCCCTTGGGGATAAAATTGCAATTGAAGCAGAAAAAGAATTCAAAGCTGGAAGAATGGATTTGATGCCATTCCTCAAAAAACAACGAATTGGATTCAGAGCTATAATCAATGGAACTGAATATCTTCACTCGATGGATGGATTGTTTGTCAAAAAAATATATCCAATATCAGGATTCAAAGGGAGCGCAATAGGACAAAGAGAACTTTATTCTCCTAGAACAGTTACAAAATATACAGCATATCTAAAAAGATATCCAAATAAAGATACAGAAGCAATAACAGTAAAAGGAACACCCGATAATTACTCGGTTAGAGACGGACATCATAGAATGCAATCATACAAAAACGCAGGAAGAACAGAAATTCCAGTTTGGATAGAAGCAAAGTGAAGATTATTGATTCACGAAACAACATCGATTCTATCAAGACTAATTAATTCTGGATTTTTAACTCTAATTTCTTTTTCTTTTGGATTAGATTCCCCCAAATCCAATGATAATCCACTAGTGTCAACTTTTAATATGCAAATATTTGGATTTCCAGAAAGCCTTCTCTTTAATCCAGATCCAAAAATCAATGGGAAATGACCATCAAATATTTGAGGAAGCATATGAAAAAACAACTGCATCTTTTCATGTTCATCTTTTTTTGGATATATCATATTTTTTGTTAAATCAATCAGATATCTGCCATTAGAAGAAAGAGGAAACTTTTTAAGCAATCTGTCCCACATTTTATCGCTATACATGTAATCCGAATCATTTAACATATCTCGGACTTCTTCTAATGCCTCTTTATAATAAGAGGCCCATTTCAAATCATAAGTAAAACTAACAGAATTTTGATGACTACCACCCATTACAGTCGAACCGGGCGGCAATTGCGATGAAGTCTTGAATCCAGTTTTCAAAACTTCATCACAAGATGGAGTTACATGATAAAGATATCTTGGAAAAGAATCAGAACTCTCTAACCAAGACTTAAAATAAATCATGCCTTATTTATCTCTCTCGAAGCCAAAGTAATTGGTTTAACAATCAAAATTTTACTTTCAAATTTCATCTTTCTCAATTTATCCTTAAAACTCCAAAAAGCACTCTTCAAACCCAATCCATGAGAACGAAATATCTCAGTACCATCCAAAACCAATGAAATCGAAACATGAACCTTTTTGGGCAAATTCAAACCTTTCTTTGCAGCCAAAGCTGACTTAAAAGCATTCTTGTCTTTACCAACAAAATCAGAACCAGAACAACGAATTACAGTCGTGTATTGCATTTCAAGCACTCCTATGAAATCAAAGAAACCAATACCTATTCGTCAAGAAAAATCCAAAATTCAGCAAAACCAAAAATTTTTCTAATAGCATAAATAATCTCATGAAATTCAAACTTTGGCTTGAAAACGAAGAAAAAGCAGAATATATCAACATCGAAATACCGATGCCTAATGATATCATGGTTCTTAATGATCTATTCAAGAAACACAACAAGAAACTTTATGCAGTAGGAGGAGTAATTCGTGACTTCCTCATAAGCCATTTTCACATGGCTGGAAAAGGTTCTGGACCAAAAGATGTCGATCTCACCACAGATGCAACACCAGATCAAATAACAGCAATTCTTAAAAGCCAAGATTCTCTTAGACACGGAATTAAAGTACTTCCAAAAGGAGAAGCATTCGGTGTCATTTCCGCAATCCTTAATGGCAACGAATATGAAATAGCTACTTTCCGTGAAGAATATTATGATCCAATATCAGGTGATGGAAGAAGACCTGATAAAGTAAGCTTCTCAACAGCAGATAAAGATGCGAGCAGGCGTGACCTCACCATGAATGCCCTTTTCTATGACATCGATAAAAAAACTATTCTTGACTTCAACACAACAAATGGAAAAGGCCAAGGAATTGAAGACATCAAAAACCTTGTCGCAAGACCAGTAGGCAATCCATATGACAGATTCAGAGAAGATAAACTCAGAGTACTAAGATTGATCCGATTCTTCAGTAGATTTAATGCAAACAGAATCAAAGACCAACTTGATTCCGATACTCTCGGAGCAATAGAAAAATACAAAACACTAGAAGGTGTATCAGGAGAAAGAATAGTTGCAGAATTCATGAGCGGATTCAAATCAGCAAAAGACAAATCAAGCTACCTCAAAAATTACCAAGAATTGGGACTATTCCCAGCAGTACTACCCGGACTTATTGTAAATACTCAAAACATCGAAAGCGTCAAAAGCTTCCCAGCTTCTCTAGCATTCATTTTGAGAGATAACACAGAACCAACAGAAGTAAGAAAGAAACTATCAGCACTCAAATACACAAACGATGTTTCAGACAAAGTTGAACTACTACTCAAACTCAACAACCTCGAAACATCACCAATCATTCCTCTAATCAAAAGAAAAGAAATTCTTCAAGGATCAAAAGATGATATCTTAGAATTTGCCAAACTACAAAAAAATAACATCATTCATAAATTCGCTGACTATAAACAACAAACTAATTCAAAAGATTTTATGCACATGAAAGGCCCTGAAATAGCCAACTCCATGAATCAAAAAGAAAAAGAAATTTTTCTCGGAAATATGTAAATAGTTAATTTAACACATATATAATTAAACAAAATTTAATTTAAGGCAAAAAATGAAATTCAATAAATGGCTATCCAAAAGATTGAAAATTGAAAGCCAAGTTCAGGAAATGAAAATATTGCCAAATGATAAATATCATCACTCCTTAAGATCAAAAGGAATATCAGTAGAAATTAGAAAATCAGGATCAAAATACGAACTCCTTTTTCACAAAGATGATTCATTTTCAAGAAGAACAACAAAAGCAGGGGAAATCATAGATTTGAGAAAAACTCAAGAAGAAGGAGGATTTGGAACAGGACAATATAGAATGATGACATCAGATGGCAAAGGTTATGTCATAAATATTAATGATATAAACAACAGAGAAGACCTCCCAGAAATACTCAAATCCTTTGACCGTAAATCCACCTACTTCCAGTACGGTGACGAATAAATGACCGAAATAGACTAATTATCAATGTCAAGGCAAAACTAAATCAATTTTCCTTCCACCCAAATTGCCTTCATTCCAAAAAATTGATGTTAAATAATTTCTTTCCGCAAAAACATTGTCCCAATCCTTGAATAAGGACACATAATCCTTCTTCTTTTTAACATTAACGAATGTCATTCCCCAAGATGAAGGGTAATGCTTAACCAAGATGTAATCATCCTCGTAATTCAAGGATTCAATTCCAAAGAAATTTTTCACACCATTGTCTGCCCTTTCCCAATTCCTTCCTCCTATAAACTCATTCTTGCCATCAGGCCAATCAGTATCATGAAATACTATCCAACCTCCATCACGAACATGTTCATACCAGTAATATAACTCACACATCACCTGCTCATATGCGTGTATAGTGTCAACAAACAATACAGAAACATCTCCCTTATTCCATATCTTACCAATACTACTCGAATCCCCAAAAATTCTTTTGTAACTCGTATTCGACAAAACAAAATTTTCAGTCATCGAGAAATCAACATCAACTCCATAAACCTCATTATTTCTCTCATTAGCATAATTCAACATCATCATGCTACTCACTCCAGTCCTCACACCCAAATCAACAAATATCGAGTTCGAGAAACAAGAAACAACATTCTCAAACTCAATGATGTTCCTTCCCAAATCATTAAAATCACAATTCATACGGAAAAAATTGTTTATGTCAACGATACAAGAATCAATTTTACCTTCATCCAAAAGAAATTTACCAAAATCGAAATCTTTAAGCAAATCCTCAGAAAAGCAAAGATTTATCAAAGACCTATTTAACCAAGATGAACCAGATTCTTCTTTTTTTTCCTTGGAAAGCCACCAAATGGCCATCCTTATCCTTTTCAAACCAAGCCTCTTAATCATATAATCCCTCGTATACAATGAAGGGAAAATTATCACATTCTCATATGAATCATCAACTTGTGAACTCGATTTGAGAAAATCAAAACAATTACCATAAAGAATTTCAACATCGAAATCAATTCCCTCATAAACCATAATTGCATCATGACCACAACTATTCAAACTCGAACACAAATGATGCATGGATTTCGACGATGAAGATGTAATGTAAGGACAATATATAAAATACTTCATTTTTCTCTCCATTTGACCCAAACTAATCGAGAATCATTTTTTTGAAAAAAACTTTAATGAGGGCCAACATAATAAAAATTAATTTCATAAGCCAATTGTTAAAAAGATCTTTAGAAAATTAATTAAAACAACGAGAAATTTCAGTAATAGACAAATAACTTCATCCAAAATTCATGTATTTAAGATTAAAATTTTTATAAATAATGCATGGAAGAAATAATCTACATAATTCAACATATAACAACAAATAACCCAGCACTACCTAATTCTCAACAAGAATTAATTAGCACCCTGTCATTTATCACAATAATGCCAATAACAACTATATTCATACTCTACTCAATCTATGAAGAATATTTTAACTGCTAATTATAAATAAATCATGATATCATTCAGAATATTCCTAGAAAATAAAAACAAAAAACAACTAGTCGGAAATTGCGTCAATTCATTCGACGAAGACGGAAACTGCACAATCCCACAAATTCCATACAAAGACACCACACAATTCGCCCAATCTGAAGAAAATGCAACACAAATAAATAAAGACCAATTCATGCAAAATGTCAATTTGCCAAATAATCTTAAAGACATAGATGCTATCTATCTCCACGATAAAAATCATGATTTGTTTATGCTATACGATGACGAAAAAGATGTTCATTATTTCTTCGTGTGATACTAAATATCAACATGAATAATTCAAAAACATTTTCATTCAAAGAATGGTTTTTTAATGAGTCCAAAGCAATCGTATTTCCACCAGAAATACAACAAAAATTGCATGAAATTGCAAACAAAATGCTGCCAATACTCATTGAACTTGCTAAAAAAGAACAAGGAAAAGATGACTTTTATGAGTTTGTTGATAAAATTGAATTTAATGACCCTTATCAAAACAAAAAAAGAACATATGAGGTTTGGGCAGTTAGAACAGGACCAGAAGGGAGAAACAAAAATGCAGGCGGTTGGCAAGCAGCTTTTTACCAAAGACCACATATCGTAGTCACAACAAATATGGCATTTCCAGAATTAGAAAAAAATCAACAATGGTTGAATTCTTTGGAAAAAGGAACAATGCAAAAAATACAGCACAGTATTGTTTATAACAACAAAGAAAAAGCACTAGAATATATATACAATACTTTATCTCACGAACTAGCTCACGCATACGACCCAACTTTATCAAAAGGATATAGATATGAACAGGGCTCTCCTGAAGAATATGTGAAAAAACTAAAAGCATTAAGGGACAGAGGTGCAATATCAACCCTTTTAGACAAAACTGGTATTGGTAAATTGTTTGGCAGAAAAAACCCAGAAGAAGAATTTCAACAACATCTAAAAGATTCAGAAAAAACAAAACTCGCTCCTTATTTCCATCCTTCTCAACACGATGAAACTCCAGAAGGAAAAAAACAAGCATTCGACAAATATTTTGAACAAGAACCAGAATTCGTAGCAAATGTATCTGGATGGTCTAACTATGTTCTCAATTACGCAAGACAATCTATCAAAAATGACGATCCTAATACAATAATTGTAAAACAACTAACAGTTTTCAAAGACTTGATAAATTATATCAGAAAAGGAACATCATCAAGAGAAAAAGTTAATCCTTTGATTAAAGCAAGTGGATTTCAACATTATGGAATAAAATCTTACATGATCAGGTTCAAGGAAAAGAAACCAAGCATGTACAGAAAACTACTTGAAAAAATATCAAATGTTGCACTTGAAGCTTATAACATAATAACCAAACATATTGAAGATAACAACATAGCATCACAAGTAAGTCCAGAAACATCAAAATGGTTACATGAAAATCAAATTGATCCATCAATAAAAGTAACTCGTATCCTTAAGACGATAGGAGCAAAAAATATCAACACACAAGAACAGTATTCAGGAACCATCAAACAACAAACAATTAATTTCCATACAAACAAATCAAATGTACACAACAAAAAATATAAAACAGATGAATATAAATTTATGATAAGATATGAATATTCAAAAAATTCAGTCGATGAAAAAATGTTAAACAACTTGGAATATGTTATCTCTATACCAGATGATAATAACTATGAATTCGTACCAATCAAAAAAGTAAAAGGAATTGCAAATCTTGAAAGTTACATGACAGAAATATTAAAATAATGTTAAAAAATTAGTTTCAATATGATTAAATAAAATATGAACAGCTTCAAACAATTTCTTAAAATTCAAGAACTCAATGAATCCAAAGCAATTGTATTTCCACCAGAAATACAACAAAAATTGCATGAAATTGCAAACAAAATGCTGCCAGTACTCATCGAACTTGCTAAAAAAGAACAAGGAAAAGATGACTTTTATGAGTTTGTTGATAAAATTGAATTTAATGACCCTTATCAAAACAAAAAAAGAACATATGAGGTTTATGCAGTGAGAACAAAAAATAAAGCTGCTGGCTGGCAACAAGCTCATTCGGAAAGACCAAATATCGTAGTCACAACAAATATGGCATTTCCAGAATTAGAAAAAAATCAACAATGGTTGGATTCTTTGAAAAAAGGAACATCGCATGAAATAATTTACAAATTCGTTTATAATAACAAAGAAAAATTACTAGAAGATATATACAATACTTTATCTCATGAACTAGCTCACGCATACGACCCAACTTTATCAAAAGGATATAGAGATAAAACTGGTTCTCCTGAAGAATATGTGAAAAAACTAAAAGCCGCAGAAGAATACAAACGAAAAAAAGGTCAAATAGGAACCTTTTTAGACAGAACTGGTATTGGTAAATTGTTTGGCAGAAAAAACCCAGAAGAAGAATTTCAACAACATCTAAAAGATTCAGAAAAAACAAAACTCGCTCCTTATTTCTATGATCATGAACACGATGGTACAGAAGAAGGAAAAAAACAAGCATACAAAAAATATTATGAACAAGAACCAGAATTCGTAGCACAAATGTCTGGATGGGCTAACTATGTCATCAATTACGCAAGACAATCTATCAAAAACGATGATCCAAGCACAATGGTTATAAAACAAATAACAGTTTTCAAAGACTTGATAAATTATATCAGAGAAGGAAAATCACATAGAGAAAAATTTAATCCTTTAATTCAAGCAAGTGGATTCAAAAGTATAAAATATTACATGACTGTTTTTAAGAAAAAGAAACCAAGTATGTATAGAAAACTACTTGAAAAAATATCAAATGTTGCACTTGAAGCTTATAACATAATAACTAATCATATCAAAGACAATAACATAGAATCACAAGCCACACCAGAAATAAGAAATTGGTTGATACAAAACATACCAAATCAATATAGATGATTTGTTTATTTTTTTAATTGATAATAAATATCACCATGATCAATTTCAAAAAATTTTTAGAAAACCAAATTCCACCAAATGCAATACCACTCAATATAGATGATATATATATAACTAAAATAAAAGCAGGAGATGGAATAAACTATATCATCTATGATAATGAAAAAATGATCGGACATATAAGCGGATTTGAACAAGAATTCGGTCAATTCAAAAATATGTTCCATCTATACAAAACCGAACTGAAATCCGAAACCAGAAATGACCAAAAATACCAAAACAAAAACATCTACAGAACAGCTATTCAAAAAGTAGCTAACCTTTACTTCAAAGGTCTATTCGTAAACAAATATGAAGCATCTTCATTATTACGAAAATCACTAGAAAAAATGAACACATACGAATTAGTCAATGACGAAGTCATAACCATTAAACCAGAATAAGGAATATTCTAATGATCAATTTCAAACAATTTTTAATCGAAGACCAAATACTAAGAAGCCAATTAGAAAATCCTGAATATGAGGTTGTCATAACTGGAAGAACAATAGACCAACCAACTCTAGAAATAAAAAACATAGGTTCAATAAGACTTTATTGGAATTCAAAATATTACTCAGTACATAGCATAAAAGGTCAATCAAAAGGAGCAGGAACAATTTTATACTTTGCCGCCCTTGAATTCGTAGTCAAATACGCAATAAAACCAGTAAACGCACTACTAGCATCAGACACAACACTATCTCCAGATGCAATAAGAACAAGAAAAAGAATACAAGACCACTACGGACAATTTATAACTGTTTACCCACACCCAGAACTAAAAAATGTCAAAAAACACAACTGGACAGACGAAAGATTACCCGCAAATCCAGAAGAAGCAAGCATGTGGAGACTCAAAACTCTTAACCACCCATTCTACTTCAAATTCATTTCAGAAAATCCACAAGTAATCATAAACTAAACAATTCTCAACTTGATAAAATTATAAAAATAAACTAAATATTATCATGATATCCTTCAAAAAATTCCTCGAAAATAGAACAAATAGACCACAAAGTGAACCATCATATGGTAATTTTTCCAATATGAACTCGCAATACATCAAGGAAGGAACCAAGATATACAGAGGTGTCAGATTGCCAGTTGAATCACGAAAAATGAAAATCAGAGATATTCTCATTCAAGGAACAGAATTCAAAAAAAATAAAGGTCAATCAGACCCTTGGAGTCTTGAATTTCCAGTTGCTGAAAGATTCGCAACTGGAAGCGCAATAAGCTCACAAGGATACCTTCTAGGAAAAGAAAATACAGTCAACATTATCGTAGAAGCAGAACTTGATGGGCCAAAAAGAGATCAAATAGATTGGAAACAGTGGGGCAAAACTATACTTGGACATGGAGTTTCTAAAGGATCTGATGTTGAATCATATTGGAACCCACACAAAATAGGTCAAGTCGGAATAGAAGATTCACACATCGAAAACGAAGTTCCTATACTCCACTCTGCTTATCCAACACTCAAATTGATAGCAATATATGTCAAAAACCCAGAAACAAAAAAATGGACTAAAAAAACAGAACCAGAAATATTAGGATAAATATTATCATGATATCATTCAAACTATTCCTCGAAAATGATGAAGAACACTCAGACTCCTTGAGAAAAACAGGCTTTTGGGGAAAACAAGGAGCAGGAAGCATCGTCCTCGCTAAAAATACAGGCAGATTACTAATACCACATAGATCTAAATATGTGCAAGAACCAAACACTTGGGGAGTTTGGGGAGGAGCTATCGATAACGAAGAAAATCCAAAAGAAGCAGCTAAAAGAGAACTTGAAGAAGAAGCTGGATATCAAGGAAATATCGAAATGATACCACTTTCTGTATTCTCCCAAAATAGCTTCAGATATTATAACTTCCTCGCCATAATCGATGAAGAATTTGAACCACAACTAAATTGGGAAACTCAAGGATACAAATGGATATCACTAGATAACCTACCAAGTCCACTTCACTTCGGACTACAATGGCTCATATCACAAGATAAAGACAAAATTCAAACAATCATAGATGAATATAAATAAACTAAACATAAATATTATCATGATATCATTCAAACTATTCCTCGAAAATAAATTCTCATTATACAAAGAAAATAATGAATATGATGAATACATGTCATCTAAAGAAAAATATGAAAAAGAAATGGAAAAATATAAAAAAGAACTAGATGAATACAAAAATCAATCCAGATCAATAAAAAAAGAATTCGCACAAAAATTAATGGACGCAGCAAACAAAAATTGGGACGAAGGAAAAAATGTAATATTCAACACAATGACAAAAACATCAGTAGTTACACCAAAAAACAGAAGCGCAATAAGAATAAATGGATCAGAACTGGAAATAGCATCAGGCAAAAAATGGACAAGCCTTTCTGGACAACCAACACTCACTATGGCTTATAATCTGAATATTCAACCACCAAATATGCCAGATAAACCAGATAAACCCGAAGAACCAGATGAACCATTAGCTTATAAACTAACTCCAGATCAATATGTCAATATCAAAGGAGGTGAAGAATTATGGAGAAATGTACACAAACAAGCAATTGCACACGAACTAGAATCAAACCTAGTTGAACCAAATGACTATCAAAAAATATTCGACCTTTACCCAGACCTTAAAAAATAAAAAAACCACTAAATAAATCATGATCACATTCAAACAATTCCTAGAATCCTACAGAATGGAAGACCAGACATTCTCAGATAACAACGGAACATACTCAGTTCCAAAAATAGTCGAATACGCAACAGAAAATAAATTAATACAAAATCTACCAATAGAACCACTACTTCACAACCTAGAACCATCTCCTCATGAATCAGGATCAGAACTTCCCGGCCACCCAGAATTCATCGAAAGAGCAGAACAAACTGAACTCAAATACCCAATCATAGTAGTCCAATACCAAGACGGACTATTTATAGCTGACGGTGTACATAGACTCTATAAAGCAAATTCCAAAAACCATAAAAATATCAAAGCATACCTAATCAACCAAAATGAACTAGAACAATTCAAAATGTAATACCATAATCAACAAAAATCCCCCCGCCAATTTTTTTAAGATGCCATCATTATAAGATTTCAAACTTTTTCAGCATTTATCCAAAATTGTCAGGACGAAATCTTTGCAAAAATCTAGGAAAAATAAAAAAATGCTAATGAATAAAAAAGGAGGGGGTCATAGTAGGGACCGGCGGTAGGGTGGCTATCTGCTGCTATAACTTTTTAGCAAATAATTTTTGAATTATTTTTTTTGTAAAAATATTTTTAGAGTACAAGTGTGTAAAAATATTTTAGAGTACAAGTGCGTAAAATAATTTTGAAATAAAAAAAAGTAACACTGTGATGTCACTCGCATCACAGTGTTACTAAATCTATCATCCTGCAATCGTGTCATATAGACACGAAGCAGACATGATGGCCACCATGGTAGCCGTGAATAAAAATACAAAGTCTGCAAGATTCATCTTTCGTCTCCTCGTTGTTGGTTATCGTCACACACATCTTACACCCATATATCGGCTTTGCTTCTCCCCTTTCCGAAGCAGTTTGGACAACAGACAATCTTGTCCTTTATTGTCAGGACTGAGAGTACAAGTGCGTAAAAGCAATGACAAATAAAAAAAGGTATGAGGTGATATCACCTCATACCTAACCATCAGGCTCTGAGAAGCCTGATCTCGGTGCGTGGTCCACCGATAGAGGCCTTGACGGCCTCTAGTATTTCAGCGTCAGTGCCCATCAGGCACTCCGCTTTGCCGAACTTGAGTATCACCCTGACTGGTGAACCCTTAACTGATCCCGCAACGCAGCGAGATTCTTTGGCCAACACTGCTTGAACGATGACCTTGTCTGCGCCCATACGAATCAGGTTGTTGAGGTTAGCCATGATCATTCTCCCTGTTGTTGTTGTTGGTTACACCCATATATCGGCTTTGCTTCTCGGCTTTCCGAAGCAGTTTGGACAACAGACAATCTTGTCTTCAATTCTGAAGCGAGGCTCAGAGTACAAGTGTGTAAAAGTAATGACAAATAAAAAAGGCATGAGGTGATATCACCTCATGCCTCACCATCATCAATCTGCTATATCGCTCAACATATCGTTGAGCTTCCTCTCTATATCTTCGAGAGACTTCTCTCTCAATATGATATATTCTGGGCAAGGTGCCCCGTAGAAGGTGGCCAATCCTTTTTCCTGCACCACCGCCTCTTTTTGGCGGCGCACCACCTTTTTCATCTTATAGATGTCATTGATGTCTTTGATGGTCGCAATGTTCATGTTCATGGTCGAATCCTCAATTGTGAGACAAGTCTGAGGCGATGGCCTCGATTGTTTCCTTGTCACCACACCCATATATCGGCTTTGCTTCTCGGCTTTCCGAAGCAGTTTGGACAACAGACATTCTTGTCTGTAATTCTGGAGCGAGGCCAAAGCGAAGCTCAGAGTACAAGTGCGTAAAAGTAATGGCAAATAAAAAAAGGTATGAGGTGATATCACCTCATACCATATCTTATATGATCTGAATAAAATCACTGTGGATTCTGTCCACAGTTCCATCCTCCCATAAGATGGTATACACCATCTTTTTATCAGCAGGAACAGATAAAATCTGTCCACGCTGGTCAGCGTGATACAGGTGGTCCCCGTCAATTTTTACATTCGCCCCGATTACAAATCGGGAAAAATCACGCATCTTAACGGTGATATTATAGCTGTTCATCTTTCGTCTCCTCGTTGTTGGTTATTGGTTACACCCATATATCGGCTTTGCTTCTCGGCTTTCCGAAGCAGTTTGGACAACAGACAATCTTGTCCTTTATTTTCGGGACTGAGAGTACAAGTGCGTAAAAGTAATGGCAAATAAAAAAATAAGAGAGACATTTAGTCTCTCTTATTTTTTGTTAATTAACCACGGACGAATCCGGGCACTGAAACAATATGCCCTTTGTCGTTACGGACACAATCATGGTGGCCCGTGGCTGGGGAAACCACATCCTGCCTCTTGGCAGCTTGAGCCACCAAGGCCGATGTAATAAGCAAAACACCGTCCTGCTGGTCAGGAAGGCCTACAACATCACCGAAGGTGAGTGTTGCCACACCATCACCATCGAATGGTGTGTGTGACGACGAAACACGAGCCACAACCCCAGATGGGGGGAAAACCCGCCCATCGTTGAGGTTGATCGCATGAGGTGTCAAATTGACAAAATTTGCCATCTTTCATTCTCCTTGTTGTTGTTGTTGGTTACACCCATATATCGGCTTTGCTTCTCCCCTTTCCGAAGCAGTTTGGAAAGAGGAGAAACTTGTCTGTATTACGAGGTTGATATGTATAAGTTGATATGCATAAGTTGATATGCATAAGTTGATATGCATAAGTTGATATGCAGAGTTTCATATGCGGATGTTGATATGCATAGTTTCATATTATCATATATCAAGCAAAAACATATGCACTTTCTATAATTTCCAAAGCTTTCTTAAAAGAATCGATCACTGATACTGACATTTCTTTTTCTTCGCAATTATCAATATAAAAAACTATATCATCATCATTATCATTTAATGATGATATTACCTTTTTTATTTTTCCGAGCATATCAACCGAAGCACATAATATTTTTTTGCTTTTAGCCATTACACAAAACATGTTGACTCCTTTGTGGTTAAGAAATTGTGTATAAAAGAAATAGAAATAAAAAAACATACATGATGGCATATTGTGATGCCATCATGTATTATAATTTGATATAAATGATTCTTGTAGAATACTCTACTTGCTTGTAGAATACTCTACTTGCTTGTAGAGTATTCCATGTCTTGTAGAATACTCTACTTTAGAATCCTCCCCAAAATTGATTGAGGATTGCCCACACTAAGTCTGCAATACCAAGCAACTCACATAATTGGAAAATCATTTCTCTCTCCTTTTGGTTGTTGTTGCATCCTTATTTGTTAGGCTGCTTCAGCAGCCTCAACAGTCTCTACTGCTTCACTGCCAATGCTGACGATGTTGTCAGCCTTTACAGTGAAACATTCAACAGGATCTGTCCTGTTGGCCTCACTTGGAGTGAGGTAGCTGTTGAAAACAGCTTTGTCAACGGCCTGCCCGTTGACAAGGTACTTAACAGTAACCTTGCCGTTTACGGCAGGGTACAGGCGCAGATAATTTGCGCCATTGTGTTCGATAAGGTACGGGAATCGCACCCAATTCCCCCAAGGCAAGGGCTGAACCTCGCCTCTCTCGTTATTTTCGATGCCTTCCCGCACCGATTTGAGGTTGGCAAAGTTAATGCCAGCCCTGAAAACTCCGGTTGTTTCTTTGCGAAGAATCGTGCCCTTGTGGGCAGAAGAAGGCTTCTTTTCTGTCTGGAAAGAAACCTTGATGAATTGGCCTTTCGTCGCAAAAAATTGAGCAACGCTCATCTTTCATTCTCCTTGGTACTGTTGTCGCCACACCCATATATCGGCTTTGCTTCTCCCCTTTCCGAAAGAGTTTGGAAAGGGGACAAACTTGTCTATAATTGTCAGTATCGCTCGTAGCTGGTGGTGCTATTCAATGATTCACCGTCCCACTTTTCTGCTAGCATTTTTCTCGCACAATATATGCCAATAGCACCCAAAATTATCAAGCTGATCATCTTTCATTCTCCTTGTTGTTGTTGTTGGTTACACCCATATATCGGCTTTGCTTCTCGGCTTTCCGAAGGAGTTTGGACAACAGACTTGCTTGTCTGTAATTGTCGGGACTGAGAGTACAAGTGCGTAAAAGTAATGGCAAATAAAAAAGAGCATGAAGGGTTTAATTACCCTTCATGCTCCACAATATCATCCAAGCTCGTAGACGAGCTTGGATACGCCGAGGAGCCTGTTTACAGGCACCTTGGCTGGCTTCCACGGTGAGGGCTTGGAAGCCATCCCTTCAGGATGGACCTCATAGCTACCCTCACGGTAGCCGAGTCCTTCCATCACCTCACGCAGATCGCTGCGGAAGTGATAAGAAACCTCGACCCCCCTGTTAGGGGTTTCGATTAGAGAAACAAAGGCATACTTCCGTTTCTTCATCTCTCGCACTCCTGAAGAATCATTGTCACCACACCCATATATCGGCTTTGCTTCTCCCCTTTCCGAAGCAGTTTGGAAAGGGGACATTATTGTCTGTATTACGCCCTGTTCAAGTCAGGGTTCTTGCTTAGTATGTCGGCAAGAAGAGACTTTGCAGTTCGTCCCTTATAGCCTAGATTTCTCGCTAGGCCGATGTAATCGGCTCTTGTGAGGCGCATCTGGCCTCCCGAAAGTACATGTATCTGTAGTGCTTTTACAAGCACTACAAGTTGGTAGCGGCGAGTATTTTCTTCGCCCTTGATTACGCATGATTCGCTCATTTCATTCTCCTTGTTGTTGTTGTTGTTGGTTACACCCATATATCGGCTTTGCTTCTCGGCTTTCCGAAGCAGTTTGGAAAGGGGACAATCTTGTCTGTAATTCTGGAGCGAGGCTCAGAGTACAAGTGTGTAAAGGTGAATTTGGAATTACTGATAGTACAAGTGTGTAAAAATTTTTTGTAAACTTGTACTCTGAGCTTCGCTTTTGAAAAAAAAGGAGTAGGATTGTATCCTACTCCTAGAGACTCGTCAATCTATTTCAATGTCATCCTTGATTTCACACAAGGTGTCATCCTCGTCTATAGACGGATTTTCCTCCTTGCGAAGGAGGAAATACGCATTAAATATCGCCTCCTTGCGAGCGGAAAAGAGGCGGTGATCCTCCTCAAGCTTATGCAGCTTGGCACGGAGTTCCCCTATGGCGTACTCCGTGCCGGAAAGACGGAGTTCCGTCTGACCCCAGATGGATCTCAGGGTAATCTTGTCCCTTTGGGCGATGCCCTCAAGGGAATTCTCGACCCAAGCGATACCCTGAACCGAGTAATTATTAGCGGCCATGAGTGATGCCTCCGTGCCCCGTGCGTGTGAGGGGCGACCATTGGTTTCGTTACACCCATATATCGGCTTTGCTTCTCGGCTTTCCGAAGCAGTTTGGACAACAGACTTGCTTGTCTGTAATTGGCCTCTTCGAGGCGACAGCGAAGCTCAGAGTACAAGTATGTAAAGAGTTTTTACACACTTGTACTCTCATATTAAATACATAAAAAAATTCAGATGGGAGCATGTGTCGCTCCCATCTGAATTGGCTTATTTGTTGAGGTGAGCGAAGGCCTCTTCATCTTCTAGGATCATGTCTGTTTCTAGATTGATGTAGGCATGTTTGCCAAGGCGAGGGTTGAAGCAGTAGAGTAGAGTTGCTCCGCTCCTTGAACGGAACGGAACTTCTGTTCCTCCGCATGCAGGAACCCAAGCGTCAAGACGGTTGTAAACCGCCTTGTTGAATTCCTCGACTTGCTTCTGGACTTCCTCTTTTGACTTTGTAAGACTAGCCATTTGAAAACGCTCCTGAAAAGAATCATTGTCGCCACATCATAATATCGGCTTTGCTTCTCCCCTTTCCGAAGCAGTTTGGAAAGAGGACATTCTTGTCTATAATTGTAGGAATTAAGAAGCAGACATTAGCCAACGGCTATATGTTTCCTTGATGATTTTGGATGAGCAAAATAGTATTTCATCTTCTTGTGGTTTGCTTACTGGCAATTGATTTTGGCCGATTACGATGTTTATTTTGAGCATACCATCCAATGCATCGGAATCAAAAATGTTGCCATCCATGATAGGAACTCCATTTTAATTGTGGTTTGTGACAATATGGGCATAAAAAAAAGAAGGGTCATCCATTTATTGTGGATGACCCTTCTTTTATATAAGTATAATTCTATATCGTGCAATACCATATATGCTTGTAGAGTATTCTATGTGCTTGTAGAGTATTCTATGTGCTTGTAGA